AGAAACTATTCCGAAGAAAGCCAAAAAGGCAACGGAGAAACAACCTCCAAAGAAAACCCCAAAGAAGAAAGCTTCATCAACAAACGCCCCGAACAATTCAAACAACTCTGGTCCGGCGCAGCCAAATACGGCTTCCCACCAAAGTCTTCAGATCGAGAAGCAATCCTCCGCAGCCTCTCTTTGCACAGGGGAATCAATATTGACGCCCAGTCTAGATGCCGAGACCATTCTGTCGGGCTTAAGTGCTCTACAGTACATCTCCTTGCAGGAGTATATGTTGACACCCTCGGGTCAGAAAGCGCTAGAATCGGAGACCGACCAATCAGTAGCGAACCTTCCGCCGCCACCTCCACTGAAGGAAGAAGAAACCCAAGTGACGAGCATTGTCTCGCCTCAGTAGAAAATTTTACATCGTTCATCTCTACAATAATTAATGGCAAGCACGTTCTAAACCCGCGAGCTGGGCCTGGAAATCCCTGGACCGTCTATGGCAGTACGAATGCAGACGTTTTTGACTATGTACCCGGGATGGGTTATGTTGGAATACGTGTTCACGACCTCTATCAAGCAGTTTTGGATAGGTTTGCAGAACTCGCTGAATACCCTTCAGCGGATCCTGTACTACCGTTCATAAAGCAAGAAGGTCACAAATTGGAAAAGATAAATGAAGGACGATTCCGTTTGATTAGCGGAGTAAGCGCAACTGATAATCTAGTTGCGGAAATAATCTTCAGAAACTACATTGACTTCTATACGACGTATGGACAAGATGTTGGTGTGCCCATTGGGTGGTCACCGGTACAAGAGAATGGAATCCCCAGATTTCATGAGTTTGTAGGTGATCGCGATGTGTGCGCTGATAAATCATCTTGGGACTGGACAGTCACTAAGTACCTTGTTGAGCTATTAATAGAATGGTTGCAAACGGTGGTTGATTTTGATATCACTATATTGCGAAACCATTGTATGGCTATGCTTGGTCCTAGACAGCTAAGTCTCCATGGAATGATGATGTTCTTGGACGTATTTTGTATGTCGTCAGGTTGGAAGATGACTCTTGCCGCCAATTCAGTTTGGCAGCAATTACTCCACGTAGCGGTCAAATTAACGTTGAATCCTGACTATATCCCAACGCGTGACTCAATGCCTGTTTGTATGGGGGATGACACGATACAGAACCCTGAACCACCTGAGTACTGGGAGTGTATGAGCCAATTTGGTGTGAAGATCAAAGCCATCACCATTGGTAAGGAGTTTTGCGGTTTTACGTTCACTGATGAATCATATCATCCCGTGTATGTAGATAAGCATGCTTTTAACCTTACTTATGTACAGGAGCATTTGCTTCTCGATGTGCTGAATTCATATCAGTACTTATACGCTTATGAAGACTCGCATTTACATTTCCTCCAAGAGTGGTTAGTGAATACAGGCACTCCGGATAGAATCGTTTCCACGAAAGTTTTAC